GATAAAACTATTTTAAATAAAAATATTGCAAATCTTTCTCAAGATGAATTAGCTAATTTTAGAAACGCTGTAAAACAAGTTGGTCTTTATAAAGAAGGGTTGTTAAGCACGGCAGATAAATTAGATAGACCAGAGAAAAGAATTATAGATGATATGTATAAAAATTTTAATGAAAGAAATAAAAAAGTTTCTACACCTGATCCCCGAGCTGGCTTTATTAGCACTGATCTTTTAAAAGATGTAGGAAAAGGTGCAGGTAAACTTTTAACAGCAGCTGGAACACCTTTAGGTGTTGTAGGTATAACCGCCGGTGTTGGCATAGATCCAACTTCTGCAATAGATAGAGCTACATTAGGAGCAGAAGCAGCTTTAGCTCCATCACTTGTTAAAGGCACAAGTCAACTTACAAAGAATGCATTATTGCAAAGATTATTTAATTTAGGTTTATCACCTAGAGCCGCGATGCGTGTTGCTAGAATCGCGTCACCACTTGGAATAGCATCATTGGGTGGAGAAGCTTTGTATCAATACGGTAAGTTTGTAAAAGACGAACTTGAAAGAATTGAGAATATGACTCCTGAAGAAAGAGAAGCATATAACATAGAACAAGAAGAACAAATGGGTATAGCCGCAGCAGATGGTGGGTTAATAACTCGTGAAGCTTTTAAAGATGGGTTCGATCCTAAGAAAAGAAAGACAATGAAAATATTAGGTGGACTTGCATCTATTCCAGTTCTTGGAAAATACTTAAAAATTTTAGGACCACTTGCACCAGCAGTTACTGAAACAGTTAAAAGAGGTGCAGACGCTATGCCTGATTTTATTTACGATCTTATTAATAAAGTTAAAGCAAAAGCTGAAGCAACAGGAATGAAATATTTTACAGGGAAAAGTTCAGATGAATTTGCAGATGTTTATCAAGCAGATGGTTATGTTGTTACAGAACAAGGAAATAAAATAACGATTAGAAAAAGAATTGATGATGGTGAGATGTTAGATAAAGACATGGAAATGGAAATAGAATATGACCCCGAAGTTGGAGCCTATGAGTATCGTGAAGCAACAGCTAGGCCCGATGCTGAAGGTAAGTTAAAAGATGTTGAAGAATACATAGAAGACGTAGATTTAGAGGAAATGAAAAAATACACTTATGACGAATAAATATCCTAAAGTACACTTATTACCACCTAAATCTGGTCCTCAACCACAAGGCTTGAATTTAAAATATAACAATGTTAAAACAGTCCGATTGGAGAAAATAAATGGCAGAAATAGACAAAGCGCTACCAAACGTAGATGAAACTATTGAAGTAACTCAAGATGAAATGGTTCAAGAAATATCTGAACCAGAAAACAGATCAGGATCCTCAGAAGTTATTGAAAACGAAGATGGATCTGTAGATATTAATTACGGTGAAGACCAAAACTTACCGCCTCCAACAGATCACAACGCAAACTTAGCAGATTATTTAGACGAAACAGAATCTGGTAGATTAAGCGCATCATTAATAGAAAACTATAGAGATTACAAAGCATCAAGAAAAGATTGGGAACATACGTACACAACTGGACTTGATCTATTAGGATTTAAATATGAAAAAAAATCAGAACCGTTTCAAGGTGCCTCGGGCGCGACTCACCCGGTTTTGGCTGAAGCTGTTACACAGTTTCAGGCTCTCGCTTATAAAGAGTTACTCCCGGCTAATGGACCAGTAAGAACACAAATTTTAGGAATACAAACTCCTCAAAAAATTCAACAAGCAAACAGAGTAAAAGAATTTATGAATTTTCAAATCATGGATCAAATGAGGGAGTATGAACCTGAATTTGACTCTATGTTATTTCATCTTCCACTAGCTGGATCAACTTTTAAAAAAGTTTATTATGATGATTTATTAGGACGAGCTGTTTCTAAGTTTGTCCCTGCGGACGATTTAGTAGTTCCGTATTCTGCTACCTCATTAGAAGATGCGGAAGCTATCGTTCACGTAATTAAAATCACAGCAAATGATTTGAGAAAACAACAGGTTATGGGTTTCTATAAAGATGTAGAAATACCGCAACCTGGACAAGCACATGAAACAGAAATTGAAAAGAAAGAACATGAACTAGAAGGAATGAAAAAAACAGGTAAGAACGAAGACCTGCATACACTGTTAGAATTTCATATTGATTTAGATTTAGATGGATTTGAAGATATAGGACAAGATGGTGAACCAACAGAAATTAAATTACCTTACGTTGTAACAATAGAAGAAGATTCAAAAACAATTCTTTCTATTAGAAGAAACTACGCACAAAACGACCCATTAAAAAGAAAAATAAATTACTTTGTACACTTTAAATTTTTACCAGGACTAGGTTTTTATGGTTTTGGTTTGATTCACATGATTGGTGGATTATCAAGAACAGCAACAGCTGCTTTAAGATCTTTGTTAGATGCAGGAACATTATCAAATTTACCTGCAGGATTTAAGCAAAGAGGAATAAGAATTAGAGATGATGCACAATCAATTCAACCAGGAGAATTTAGAGATGTAGATGCGCCAGGTGGAAGTATTAGAGATGCGTTTATGATGCTTCCGTACAAAGAGCCTTCATCAACTCTGTTACAGCTTATGGGTGTCGTAGTAAATGCAGGACAAAGATTTGCTTCAATAGCAGACCTGCAAGTAGGTGAGGGTAATCAGCAAGCCGCGGTGGGAACGACAGTCGCCTTGCTTGAAAGAGGAAGCAGAACAATGTCTGCAATCCACAAAAGAATTTATGCAGCCTTAAAAGAAGAATTTAAATTATTATCACAAGTATTTAAAACATACTTACCTCAAGAATATCCATACGACGTCGTCGGTGGTCAAAGAATGATTAAACAGATGGACTTCGACGATAGGATAGATATATTGCCAGTTGCTGACCCCAATATTTTCTCTCAATCACAGCGAATATCTTTAGCGCAAACGGAGTTGCAGCTGGCAATGTCAAACCCGCAAATTCACAACACATATAATGTTTATAGAAACATGTATGAAGCGTTAGGTGTAAAAGATGTAGACTCAATATTAATACGTCCTCAACCACCGGCTCCAAAAGATCCTGCATTAGAACATATTGATGCAATGGGTGGAAAACCTTTTCAAGCTTTTCCAGGTCAAGATCACAGAGCGCATATTACAGCTCATATGAATTTTATGGCCACTAATATTGCTAGAAATAATCCAGCTATCATGGCAAGTTTAGAAAAAAATATTTTTGAACACATATCATTGATGGCACAAGAGCAAACTGAAATGGAAATGGCTCAAGACATACAACAAATTCAACAAATACAACAACAAGCTCAAGCAAATCCTGCAATGGCACAAAATCCACAAGTTCAAATGCAGTTAAAACAGTTTTCAGATAAGTTTGAAGCAAGAAAAGCTGTGTTGATTGCTGAAATGACTGAAGAATTCATGAAGGAAGAAAAAGATATTACTTCTCAATTTGATAATGACCCTCTTGCTAAGTTAAAAGCTAGAGAATTAGACCTAAGAGCAGCTGAAAATCAAAGAAGAAAAGAGTATGAGTCTAAAAGAATTGATTTAGATCGTATGAAAGCAGTCATGAATCAACAAAATCAAGATAATAAGTTAGAACAAAACGAAGAATTAGCAGAAATGAGAGCTGAAACTTCAATTGAGAAAACTTTATTGCAAAATGCACTTAAAAAGGACAGATAATGACTAAAAAATGGATACAAAAAGCAGTTAAAAAACCAGGATCACTAAGAAAAGCTCTTGGAGTTAAAAAAGGTGAGAAAATACCTGCTTCAAAATTGAAAGCTGCAGCAAAAAAGAAAGGAAAGCTTGGACAAAAAGCTCGACTTGCTATAACATTAAAGAAACTGAGAAAAAAATAGGAGACCTATGATTAAAACACAGTCAAAACATGTAGATTTTAAAAAATTTACAAACAAAGACGGCTATCTAAAAGGCGGTGTACCTGTTGAGATGTCAAAACCAAATGAATCTCAAAAAGACAGAGTACAAGGTCAAAGAAGAATGCTAAAAAACAAAAGATCAACTGTAACTTGGTATTAGTATGTGGTTTCAGGCAATTAAATTAGCCGTTTCCGCTGGAAGTAAAATTTACGCCAATAAGCAGAAGGCAAAAGTAGCAATGTCAGACGCACAGCTATTGCATGCTGAAAGACAAGCTCGAGGTGAGGAAGCTTACCAAGGGAAATTGCTAGAAGCTCGTCAAAATGATTATAAGGACGAATTTATTTTATTGATTTTGTCTGCGCCCGTGTTAGTTTTGGCTTGGGCGGTTATATCGGAAGATCCAACCGCTATGGATAAAGTAAAACTGTTCTTCGAACACTTTGCGTCACTGCCGACTTGGTTCACAAATTTGTGGATCCTTGTAGTTGCGAGCGTTTATGGTATAAAGGGAACACAAATATGGCGTAATGGCCAAGGAGGAAAAAAATAATGAGAACTGACTATCAACCAAAACCTAGAGTAAGACCTAGACCTGATCACGACAAAGCAAAAGGTAAAGTCTATTCTGGAAAAGATAAAAGCATGATCGAACTTAAGAAAAAAGGTGAGATCAAAAAAAACACACAAACGGGGTAAAGATATGGGAAAAGACATAAGCAAAAGTAAAAATCCTGGTTTAGCTAAAATGATTAAAACTGACAAAGGAAAACAAGCTGCAGAAAAAATGGGATTTAGAACTGACAGAACGGTTGCAATGAAAGGTGGCCGTATGAAAAAAATGGGTGGCGGATCTGCAATGTATTCTAGAGGATACGGAGTAGATGAAAAATCAAAAAGAAAACCTACTGAACTAATGGACAGAGGTGGAATGAAAAAAGGTGGCCACGCAAAAAATACTAAAAGAGAAAACCGTCTTGAAGAACTTGGAAGAGTAGATGCAGAAAAAGCATATACTAAAAAAGGTAAGAAGAATCTAAAAGCTGAGAAGAAAAGAGTCGTAAGAGAACTTAACAGAGGCTCTAGAGGAAAAGCTAAAAGAGGATTCGGAAAAGAGATGAGATAATGGCAAAGCTTTGTCCAGAAGGTAAAGCCGCAGCGAAGAAAAAATTTTCGGTCTATCCTTCGGCATATGCAAACATTTGGGCTTCCAAATATTGCAAAGGCAAAGTAGGTAGAAAGAAAATGAGCACAGGTGGATCAACTAAAAAGTTATACACCAAAGGTTGCGGTGCTATAATGAAGGATAGAAGAAAAGCTTATAAGAATGTCTAATGGCAAAAAAAGGTCTTAAAGAATGGCTCGACGAGAAGTGGGTAGATATAGGAGCCCCGAAGAAGAACGGGAAGTATCAACCATGTGGGAGAAAATCAGCGAGCGGATCAAAACGAAAATATCCAAAATGCGTCCCACTTGCAAAAGCCACACGGATGACAAGTTCGCAAAAGGCGAGTGCTGTCAGACGAAAAAGAGCAGCGAGTAATACTGGTCCAAAACCAACTAACGTTGCAACATTTGTAAAAAGAAAAAAAGCTATGAATGGTGGAATTATAGATATGACTAGGATGGTAGAAGTATAATGATAGCAAGAACACAAACGTCTAGAGAATTATACAACAAAGGTACAATGCCAGCTAGAAACAAAAAGAACTTTAGACCTACAAAGTCTGGAGCAGGAA